ACAACAACAAGGAACAGAGTTGGTGTAATTGCATCATCACCTTGGTTAGTCACTGTGACATTAAATTGCAAATTAAATTGACCAGAACTACCATTGGTATATGGGGCATCGATGCTTAAATCGAGACTGGGATCAATTGCCAGAACGGAACCGATGGTAGGCATTGATGTGGGTGCTCCGGCTGAATTATTAGAAATACCAGATCCAGAATACTCATAATACGATTGCTGCAAGCCATTTCTCACAGACATTTGATATAGTTGCTGTTGATTAGCTGTGGACAAAAGACCAGATTTATTAGCGAAGTTAATCGATGTTCCATTAATGACCATGAAACTATTGGAATCGTATGTATCAAGGGTTGTCTTGCGTGCGAAAATTAAAATACGAGATGGAATTTGATTCAATTGGACACTGTTGAAGGTTAATGTCTGAGTTGCCTTTGGTGCGATGGACACACCGCTACTGTACGAATAAGGTTCATACTGGTTGTAATTCACGACTGATTTGGGTTCAATTTTACTGTACATGGTAACTGATGGAGTCTTGAATTGAAGCAATAACTTAGCAGATGTGTAATTTTCAAGGGATACCTTAGAAATAGTTCTAGACAATACCAATTCACCTGATTTCGTACCGAAAGAAGCATTACTCATACATCTGTCAGCAGTGCCTAAATTGGCAGTAATAGTGAGAGTATTAATACCAATGAATCCAGATTTGTTATTAGAACTTCCACTAATATATGGGCTAAGCATCATCATTGGTTCAGTGGTCTTAAAGTCTAGATATATGAAAGGATATGGTGCCTTACCAGCAGCGTCACATTTTACTTCGAGACTGTTTAGTGGAAGTCCTGTATTATCATAAAGTGTTACTGGAAAGCAACCTCTAGGTTCGTATTTCTTATCATAACCACCGACAGAGTAATTAGCAAGAGCACTATTATTAGACCCAATACCATCAGCATAATTGAGGTAAAACGAATCAGGCATTGATGGACAAAGACTGTTATATTCTGCAAGTTCACGATAGTTAAACATTTTCAATAATGGAGCCATCACCTGACGAGAGTTAACACTGACAGTAGCATTGTTGATGTTGGATTGGACCGTAGTAAACAGACTATTAACTGGGAAATTCTGTAGGGAATTGGTCTTACCATAACTAAATAGCACTTGATTGGCTGCCCAATCTTTAGTAGTATCAAAATCAATACGCAATCTTACAGCAGTCTCCATAAGGAATTCTCTAGCTACTACAGTCTCAATAGAAGGGACAGTAACATTATATTGGATTTGGGTATTGCCATTAGCTTGTTGGGAATTGAATTCCATATAAGTGTTACTAGCGACCCCTGAAATAACAGGAAGACTGATCTCTGGTTGGATATCCTCAATCATAGAATCGACAACATTAACTAATTTAAAATCTGACATATTATAATATAAACTAATATATTTTTTTTGTATACTAATTTTAAATGAGTTTGATTTTTGATGAGTCAAATAAATCTGATAATATTATGGCATATGTTATGAATGATGAATCAAATAAAAGAATAGACAATTTAATCTTAAATGAAGATGAATCAGGAACAAAACAGTTTAACTTGGATGATAAACATAAATTCGCCTTGGCACCTAGGAAATTGAGTGAAAAAGAACGAAGTGTTCTTTTTTTGAGTGGGGAATCTGGTGCCGGTAAAAGTTACTATATGCGAGAATATGCTAAACGATACAATAAAATGTTCCCAGAAAATGAAATATTTTTAATATCATACTTGGATCGTGATGAAACTCTAGATTCTTATGATAAGATCACGAGATTAAATTGTTTTAATGATGAATTCCTACAAGAATGTGGGGATTTAGACTTAAATGCTGAGTTTAGCAATACTCTGGTCATATTCGACGATATAGATTCAATATCAGAGAAGAAAAATAAAGTTATAATTTATGGCTTATTGAATAAGATGCTTAGAACAGGTAGACATTATGGGATTAGTGTAGCTTACGTGGGACATGAACTATATGCAAATCATGATCTCAAATGTATCTTGAATGAAAGTCATGTTATAGTGTGGTTTCCTAAACATTTGAACTATAAAAAGTTGCGTTACTTACTTGAGGAATACTTCGGTCTGAACCGTCAACAGGTTGAAAAGATCAGAGCCATTAAAGACCGAAGTGTAGCATATATCAAGGGTAGTGATAAACTTATCGTTAGTGAGCGACAAGCATTTATTCTGTAATACCATCTCTTTCAGAACGAATAGTAGCTTTCGTTTCATTAATCTTACGGATATACTGTATCCATAATTCTTCTTTGTTGTCAAACGATTCTTGTAATTGTTTGCATTTCTTAGTATGTACATGGGTCGTACATGCATTTAATTGGACTAACTTGTGGCAATAAATACACGGTAAATACTCAGTCTTATATAAGTTATATAAATCCTTCTTTTGCTGTTTAATACGATCACGATGTTGATTTCTATAGTTCTTTTGGTAAAAACATTTATAATCCATTTTGTATATAATTTATCCACAGAAAAATATTTTACCAATGTTTTATACTATTTTCCCTTGCTATTCGTGTGGTTTCCAGATGTTTCTAGTAAGTAAAATATAACATGCTTGCTATATGGTCATATACAAGTGGAGCACCAGGATGTTCTTTTTCATAAGTTAATTTCAAATGTTCAATACCAGAAATAAATCCATTCAATGTAATACCACTTAGTATAGTCTTTGCAAAGACTGTACACCATTTTCCACATGTGTTTATATCTGAGTGATGTGATTGAAGCTGTTTATGGTTATAACTAACGTTGAAACTCGTAGAATTAATTAAATCAGTTAATGTTTTGTTATTTTCACCTAATTCATACTGTAATTGTGGACTGATATGTTTCAATTCACCATCATAAATCACACCATAACTATCGAAATAATATACGTTATCATTGTATCTTACCAAGACTGTCCAATGTCCTGAATTCACTGAAGTCTTAAGTAACATAAATAGTGCACATTCAGTTTGTGGTAATAGTTGTTCCAAACTATTGTAATTAGATAACTGTTGATAAGTCACAATTTTAATATGTTGTCCTTTGAATTTCTTTTGAATATCAAAATTACTTACTAGGTAGTGTAAATCATTTTCGGAATTGACAGTTTCTGACATTAATATTATAATATAATAATATAATAATTTATCTATTTGATTATTATATGTCAAACGATAACATTTATGTCGATCTATTACTAACTAACACAGTCCAAACTTTACCAAATGACCGTGTGCCTGTCAAATTTTCATTGAATCAAAGTCAAAATATAGTTGATGATACAACTGGTTATGAACTAAGTGTAATAAGATTTAGTTTAAATACTGAAACATTACCAATCTTTATCCCACACATGAAAGAAAGTAATAGTTTTACTACAATCTATAGTTGTACATTTGAATATAATGGTATTATATTTCAACAATATATGGAGTTTATTCCACAGAATTCCAATCCAATTGATAAAGAAGAAGAATTTTATGTTTATTCTTATCAGTATGTGGTCTATTTATTTAATAATATGTTGAAAGATTGTTTATTAGCATTGAATGATATTAGTGATACTGGAATAAGTGTTGCACCAATTATGTTCTTTAACACTGAAACGCAAATTTGTGGGATGAGTATGGATTCAACTGAGTATGGATTCAATGAAGATGGTAAAATTAATATCTCAATGAATACTCAAATGTATGCTTTATTAAGTACATTACCAGCTTCAATGATACATTCTAGTTTAGGACGTGATTATCAATTGAATAATATGATTAGTTCTAACCCAGATGTGTTAGTTCAAGAATATGCGACAGTAGAATTATGGAATCCTGTAGCTTCAATCGTATTTACGACCAATACATTACCTATTTATACGACCAATACAGCACCCATACAAGTGTATGTTGATGGTAAGTTGAGTGAATCTAATAGTACTTACAATTTCTTGAATATTATGACAGACTTCATAGGTAATGATTTGATCTTTACACCATTTGTTGAATATGCACCATCAATATATAGATTCTTATCAATTAAACAGGGTGTAAGTATTCGTAATATTGACTTACAAGTGTTATGGATGAATAGAAATGATGGTCAATTAAGACCATTGTACTTAATTCCTGGTGGAAGTTGTTCAGTTAAATTATATCTAAAAAAGTAAAATAATTATATAGATATAATTATATGATGCAAATGTTAGTGAAACTTTATGAATATCTATTCGGTACTATGGATATACAAGTAATTCCTTATGATGCTCAATTGGAAAGCTATGAAGAAAATTTCTATCAAACTTATGACCATTCAATGTATGATCATGCAATGTTTGATGATAAATTAGAATAATTATTTATATTGTTTTATTATATATGTCTTATTTCCATTTCCAAAGTGATGATACCGATTTTAACGATAAATTAGAATCAATTCAATGTGAGGCCGTGAAAAGCAATGGTCAGCAATGTAAAAATAAAACAGTTATTGGACAAGTATATTGTCATGTACATAGGAGGAAAATATTAAAATTACAAATTAAAAAATCAAATATAGTAAACGGTGGTAAGGGGTTATTTGCTGTAGGTGATGGAATAGTGTTCAAACCTGGTCAACGTATATGTATGTATGATGGTGAATTAATTAATGTGGAAGAATTAGTAAGACGCTATAGTAATAATACTGGTCCATATGCTATAGAATTACATGATAAGGATGGAGAAGCTGTATATGAGGATGCTGCTATAGAACGGGGATTAGGAAGTCTTTGTAATCACAGTCAAAATAAATCAAAAATTAATGCAAAGTTAAGTATATCTAAGAAAAATAGAGCACAAATATTAGCTATTAAAAACATACGAGCAGGTCAAGAGATATTGGTTGACTATGGTGATGATTATCAATTTGACGAGGTGGGGGTTTGTTCTTCAACAAATAAGAGTAAGTATACATGTTAATTATTTACCTTAATTCTGTTAAAAAACGCTTGTTCTTTTGCATAATTCCTTCTCGCATTTTCTCTATTTTCAATCTTATTAATTGCTGATACATAAGTTTGTTGACCAGTTGTCAAACCATTACTTGGTTGAGGTATTGGTGTTGATGTAGGGGCTGAAATTAATTCGGGTACAATACGTTTCTTAGCTTTTTGCACTGGTGGTAATGCTGAAATTAATTCAGGTACAATACGCTTCTTAACTTTTTGCACTGGTGGTGGTGGTAATGCTGAAATTAATTCAGGTACAATACGCTTCTTAACTTTTTGCACTGGTGGTGCGGTGTTATTTTTTAAGAACATTTGACCATCTTTCAAGGTGAATTTCTGTTCCAATAATGCAACCAATTCTTTCTTTTTCAGCTTGCTATAATTAGCTAGGTTATGTTCTTTCTTGAATGTACTGATCAAGTGTTTCAGAGATTTTACACTGAGTTTATTAAATGACATATATAATTACTTTATATATATTATTTTATCTATTAAATCGCCTTACCTTTGTAAAGCACTGGACGTTTCTTTGCTTGTTGTTTAGCTTCCTCCTTTTCTGCTCTTAATTCTTCCTTTTGCTGAGCCTTTAATACCTTAGCATCTTCAGTTAGTGTATAATCATCAATAGATAAATTAATATTAAATAACTGTTCTTCAATAGAGTCAACTGTTTCAGCATCTAATAAATGATTTGCTACTAAATCAATCTTAACACAGATAGTACATTCATCATCATCATCTTTACTGTAGTTTTCTTTCTTCTTCAGAGTAAATTGTTTGTCCATTTTGTATATATAATAATAACTATAGATTTTATTTTTTCACTTTTTTTTCGGTTTATATTATAATAATGTTTGGACTGCAAATTGGATATGTAATCGTTGATGGTAATTCATCACTTTTTGCAACCGTATTAAATGGTGTTAATACTGTTTTACACCAATTTATTGCTGATTTACCAAGAACACATGGTCGTGGTGGTCAAAGTGCTGAACGATTCAAAATAAGACGTTTGCAAGCACGACAGGAGTATGTTACAAAAGTAGCCGAATGCGCCAATCAACAATTTATAATAAATGATAATCCCATTATTTGTGGTCTTGTTATAGCTGGAAGTGGAGAATTTAAACACGAATTAATTGCTTCTGGATTATTGGATTATCGTTTGGAAATTATAAATGTAATTGATGTTTCTTATGGCGATACAATTGGATTAAATCAGGCAATACAACATATGAATGTTTAACTAAGTGATTCCAAACAATCAACTTCAACCATTGGAGCTTTTCGCAGAAAAGGGGGAGGGGCCCTTTAGGGTGAGCGCTAGCGCGAAGGCGAACTAACTAAATGTATGCACTGTTTTATGGTCCCATAGTGAAAAACATGTATTCTGTATAGTTTGGTTATATATAT